GACAATGATGCAGAGGTTCGGGTAGACCTGATACGCACCCTTATCGAAGGAGACGTTCCGTCCAAGCGAAGCTCCGAGCACGGTCGCCGCGACGAAGAAGTGGAAGGCTGTCGGCGGCTCGGTATTCCTAGTCCACTCGACGTAGTCATGTAGGAACCCGCTCTTCGGGACGAGAAGATCGAACTCTGTCCGTCTGTCGCGTTGCCTGAACGTCAGGTCGACTTCCTCAGGCGTCTTATTGAACGCGTTCGCTATTGCCTGCCCGAGTACCGGCGGTCGCTTATCTTCGGGCAGAGCCGTGACCCAGCCGATCACGGTCTCATACCTCTCCGCCGTCGCCTGTTCGGGCTGCATCTTCTGGAGTATCCGCATCATCTCTGAGATGCGCTGCCCGTCGGAGACCTTCTTCTTAGCGGCAGGCTTCGCCGGCAACGCGGCTGCAGGTGGCGTGGCCGTCTTCGTTCCATTGATCGGGTCTGGGATCTTTGTCATTCCTCAAGGACCCCTTTCAGGTAGTGAATGTTCTGGACAATGCGCGAGCGCTGCTCTGGTGTCGCGTCCCTGAGGTCGAGTAGGTCGAGCGAACTGATGCCTGAGCTCCTGAGCGTCTCGCCATGATTCAAGCTCTTCAGCTGCCAGCCCCACTTGATCGGCTTTGCCGTGTCGACAGACCAGGTCCTGTGCTCGTGAAGCGACGCGCCACGTGCGTAGCGGACGAAGCCCTTGAGCTCGGAGATCTCATTGACGCCGAGCAAGTGTATGCGAGTCCAGTCGAGGATCCGTTCGCGCTGCTCTTGGAACCAACGGAGACGTGGCTCTCGGAACGGCAGGCAGATCATATCCGCGCCCGCGACAGCGTCGAGATACTCCGCTCGCGCGGTTGGCGTAGCTCCTGCCATGACGACGGCGATCTTGAACCTACCCTTCAGCCCAGCGAGTGTGAGCCGGTACTGCTCGAGGTTCCAGTCGGGCATGCCGAGCTGGTCCGGCGCAATGACATAGTCAGCACCTACGGCGAATGCGGCATCCGCAAGGCTCGCAATGGGTAGTGGCGTCCCGAGCTCGTGCATCGAGTTGTCAAGCAGCAGCTCGCGTCCTGCTTCTCTCGTCGCATAGTGCTTCCTGTAGACGGGATCAGAGAGGACTCGATGCGCGAGGGCGAAGTCGAAGTCCGTCAGAGGGCCCCACTGCTTTAAGTACGCGACTGGAATCTCGAGCGACAGTTGCATGATGCGTCCTCTGTTAGTTGATGCCTAAGGCCTTCTCGAGCTTCGCCCGTGCGATCTTATCTCCCGCGTCCTTGCTCTTGCACATCTTCCAGTTCGTCCCTGCGTGGATGTCTGCCGGGCAGAACCATCCGTCCGGATAGAACTGCTGTACGATCGTCGGATTGGCAGATGCCTCTACGATGCGCGGGAGCTTCTGCTCCATGTGCGTCCGTATGACCTCGACGACCTCGCGGACGCAATCCTTCGGAGTGTTAACGACGACCTCATCATGGACCGTCAAGCGCAGCGTTGCGTCGCTCGGCAGGTCCCCGTCGATGCCGATGAGCGCATCGTACATCATATCGCCGGCGGTCGATTGCTGGGGGAAGTTATAGACCTCCGTTACTTCCCACGTGTACCACCAGCGGCGACGCATGTACGGGTTCCGTAGGAAGTGATTCTTCTTGACGAAGTTGACGTTATCATCCCGCCAGCCCTTGAAGACGCGGAAGCGGCTGAAGAAGCCGTTGATGAAGTCGTGGACGAAGCCTAAGTCCAGGTGCTGCGCCTGTGCGATGGACGGGGCGCCACGACCGTAGCCCAGTCCGTAGACGATGAACTTGCTCGCGTGGCGTTCCTCGTCCGTGATGTCCTCAATGGCCTTGCGTAGCGTCTCCGCCGCGACGGCCTTATGATTATCCACGCCACGAGCGAGCAGCTCCAAGCCGACCGGATCTCCTGACATGACCATCGCGAGACGCCATTCGATCTGCGACCAGTCAGCTGAGATGAAGACGTGCTCGTCTGAATCTGGGATCCAGATGTCGCGCATGTCCTCAGGGACGTTCTGCCCATTCGGATCCCAGCTGTTCATTCTCCCGGTCGATGTCTTCGACACGCCGAACTTCGGATGCACGCGGCCGTCGTCTGACTCCAGGCCGGGATCGATGTAAGTACTCTTCATCTTGCGGTAGTGCCTGATCTTCGTCAGCTCCGCCAGAGCGGCATGCTTCGGGAACTGCTCGGCAAGATCCGCGATCGCCTTCGCGTTCGCCGTCCGCCGCTTCCCCTTCTTCTTATCCAGGAGAAATTGCTCCGGCAGCTTCATCGTCTCGTACAGGAGCTTCATCATCTGCGGGGCGGAAGCCAGATTCAAGTTCGGATCCCCGACGTGTAGCTTGAACTCCTCCTCGAGCTTATCCGCGCCCTCTTCGAGTGCGATGCTCCATTTCATGGCACGGTCTAAGTCGATCCGGACTCCGCGCCTCGTCATCCGCTTCAGGACGGGATGTATCGGCAGCACGTGCTTCCAGTAGAGGTCTTCCATCTCATACATCGCAAGCTCGCGTCGGAGATCTGTCGCTGCTCTGTCCGTCGCGATGCAGTCGACTCCGCACACGCCCTTAAGATCGTTGCGGTAGCCCTCTCTGCTCTTCCAGTACTCGATGTCCGTATGATTGCTCGCGAGGAACGCCAGATCCTTCTCCGCCGCTCCACCTGGCCGGAACGTCCCTGCATCCTGCTCCGCGACGGACGTCTGTCCGTAGCTCGCGTTGCAGAGGTGAAACGCGACCATCGTATCGAAGACTCTCAGCCAGGGGATCCGGGCGCCTTTCTCTTCGGCCATCGGGCAGTCGAAGTTAAGGACGTTCTGACCGACGATTTCGATCTCAGGGTCGTCAAGTAGTTCTTGAAAGAGGCGCTGGGTACCAACGGTCCAATCGTACACCTCACCCTGATCTGGCCTCGCGACAAAACCGCACATGAGAATCTGATCACGGACGAAGGAGAGACCTGTTGTTTCGAAGTCGAAGGTACAGGACCCCCGTGCTCGAGCAGTTGCAAGCAGACCTGCTCCATGAGTTGCTGCGTCAGCCTGTCGGATAATAGTGAACGGTACACGGTTGATCTCCGGGTACGCGCTTTGAGCTTTCGCGCGTGCCAGGTCGTGGACCGCGAACGGCCAGTTGTATTGGGCCCGCATGACGAAGGCGGGGTGCCAGGTGGGGAAGACTTTGTACCTGCCGAGCTCCGGGTTCTGCGCATCGCGTAACGGTCCTTCCGTCGGGACGCCTCGCCAGAGGCCGATCTTCTCCTTGTCGGTAACGGTCGTCAACGCTGTCTCGCCGGCCGCGATGATCACGTTCGGCTTGACGTCGTTGATCTCGTCCATCAGGAAGTGGGCGCAGTAGGCGACCTCCACCGCAGTCGGTGTACGGTTGTCCGGAGGCCGGCATTTGACAACGTTCGTTGTATATAGATCGAGCCGTTTATCAAGTCCGGCGTGCTGAAGAAGCTTGCTGCGGATTCGACCAGAGCCGCCAACAAACGGTCGCATACGTTCTGGACGATAGCCGGCGCCACCAGGCTTGAGCGGGGTGTCGACCTCTTCCGCTCCAGGAGCTTCTCCGAGATAGAGAATACTAGCGTTGCGATTTCCGTCGCCTCGTACGATTCCGGGCTCACGGAATAACGGGCAAGCCCTGCACTCGGGGGGCTTTCCGAAAGGATTACCCACGGGATCTGCGACGGCTTCGACATCGGCAGGTGCCTCCTGCTCGAACTGGAACTCGAGCGACTTGTACGTCGGCTTGTCTTCAGGCATAGATCCCAACAGTTCCGTTTTCGAGGAGTTCGCGATGTTCCCTGTTCTCCTTGTTCCGCCTGATGTTCTCACAGATCTTGTTGTACGCGTGTGGATCTGGCGCTATGCCCCGCTGCCGTCGAATCTCGTGGACGCACTCGACCCCATTCTTGGCCCACAGAAGGAGTGCGCGATACAGTTCTTCCTTGCTGATCCCCGGCTTGAAGGTCTTGCTTCGCGATGGGGGATGCCGTTTCTTCCAGTCAGGCGGTGCAGGCCAGGTAATTTCGACCTTTCGATTGTCGAGGTTCATCCACCCGAATTCGGGATAGATGGTCGGATCGACCTTGTACGGTGGTTTCACAGACCCTCCTTTGTCGACCTGAACGTTGGCTGAGGCTTCGCCTCAGCTGTCTGCGGAGCAGACTTGCGTGCGATGATCTCCACGTCACTGATCGCCGGCGGATGGATCATGAGCATGCCGGCGAGCTCTGCGCCCGTCTTATCCTCTGCCTTCACGCCACGTACTGTAATGGTCAAGATCCAGTCTTCCATTACGGCCTCCCTACGATCTGCAGGAACTCGCTTCGCGCCGTCGGGTTCAGAAGGAGCACGCCCCTCATCACGCTCGTAACTACATCTCCATCTGATTCTACCCCACGAAAGCGCAGACACCCGTGCACGCCCGTGAGGACGACGCCTATGCCCTTCGGGTCGAGGTGCTCCTCGAGGGAGTCGGCGATGCTGTCAGCGAGGTCTTCCTGAAGGACGGGTGTCGTCAGATGCTGTTCTACGACACGTGCGAGCTTGGACAAGCCGAGAACGGTCTTCCCCGGAATGTACCCGACGCACGCTTTGATCTCGACTACTTGCAGGTGGTGGGGGCAGAGCGCAATCACTTTGTGCCCTCGAAGCACGATCATATCCGACTTACGTGCCGGAAAGGTCGCCCAAGAGTTCTCCTGCGGCGTCAGCATCTCCTGATACATCTTCGCCACCCGCTCGGGCGTCCCCTTGAAGTTCGGATCCTCCAGGTCTACTCCCATCCCCTTCAGGAGCAGCACTATCCCCTGTCGCATGATCTCTTGATCCACGGGAGTCCTCGTATGCTGTCGCAATTGAAAGTCTAAGTAATCGTATCCTATCTGTCAGCGTTTCGCCACGGACGCCTATTGTCTCGGCGAAGGCGATGGCGTGGATACAGCTGCTGCGTTTGAGCCTGAGATAGGGAAGGATGAGCACGAGGAAGCGGCCGGCCTCTCTACCGCTGATGTGCCACCGGAGGTGGCGATTCCCAGCGGAGGTCCTGTGACTCCCTTGATAGTACTTCCCACCGAAGGCTTCGTGGAGCCAGAGCAGGATCTCAGGAGTGACTTGCGTCACCTGAACGTTCACGCCTCCGTTGAGAATGCCTCCGGCGTCATCGCAGGAAAGGCCGATGAAGCCTTCACCGTCAATGATGCCTGCGGCGTACGCATGATCGAGAGGGTTCGCAGTCACTGAACTTTCAAGATCTTGTGTAACTGTGCAGACAGACGCAGGCTCGGATGATCTCGCAGAAGGTCCGTCACGTAGAGCAGGTTCATCCTGTCGACTTCGAACTTCCCGTTGCGGGGCTGAAGGTAGACAAGCTTCCCTTCCTTCTCCCACCGCAGAGCGTCCTTGAGATCAGGCCACCGGAAG